TCTATCTGCCATTCATCATGTACATTAGCCACAAAGTTAGCGTCTAGCTTCTTTATCTTTTCATTTAAGATAACTAAAGCTTTCTTCATCACAATAGCACCAGCACTTTGTAGTAGTGTGTTTAATGCAGCATGTTGACTACGGACTGTAAGCTTACGACCATCTAGTCCTTTGATGTAGCCCTCTTCTGATGCTCTTGCAACTCTATTCTTGAGAGCCGCGAATGCTGGAAGATTATCGAAGAAAGATTGTCTAAGTCTTGAACCAACTGATCTACCTCCCCCAGCCACGCTTCCAAGCTTTTCATCTCCTGCTCCGTATAGGAGGGCATAAATGAATGTCTTCGCCTGATTTCTTGATTCAAGTCCCGCAAGTTTTTGATTAGCGGTATGTATGTCTCCGTTAATGATTTCATTTGTGTAGTCCTCATCGTCCATATAATGTGCAAGCATTCGTAGTTCAAGTCCACTAGCATCTATACCTACCAGCTTCTTGCCTTTAGGTACAGTCCACAAGGCTCTACAGTTAGAGCCAAAAGGTGAATTAGATGAAGGTACTTGAGCCATGTTGGGTTGTCTGTGTGTCATCCTTCCAGTGATAGCACCATTAGGAATTACAAAGCCATGAACCCTACCATCCTCCTCAACTGCCTCACCCCAAGAGGTGATCTGAGATACACGCTTTTGGTACATCAAGTAAGAGTTAATTAGATCAGCTTCAGGAATTCCCTGCACCTCTGCTAACGTCTTCTCATTTACTATAGGTCTACCGTGTACAGTGAACTCAGTAGGCTTCCAGCCAAAGTCTTGTAAGTACTCTCCTACCTGCTGTCTTGATGCTAAGTTGAAGTCCTTAGATCTGCTTCGTATTACAGGGTCACACTTGTGCAACTCACCTTCTGCCTTATCAATCTTGATTGTCATCAAGTCATACTCTGGCTTGGTCATCCTAACACCAGTACCACTAGCTAACGCACAAGAGTCTGCCATCTTACTTAGCTTTCCTGTTGCTGTGTGTCTAGGGTACAACTTTATCTTAGTTACTTTTGGTTTAAATACATGCTTAACTTCTGCTTCTGTCTTAGCGACCACCGAGCGTAGGTCAGCGAGAAGTAGGTCAGCCTCCATTGCATCGTATAAGAACCCATGTTTCTCTTGCTCCTTCAGTATCAAGGCTACTGCATGTTCAATCTCTAGTGACTCTTTACTAAAGCCACGGGACTCTTCACGAAGTGCATGATAGACCTTTAGATTAAGCTCTACATCTTGTATGCAATAGTCCAGCATCTCAGGAGAGAAGCCACCTGTGAAGTCCTTGAACTCTATCTTGTTAGAACTCAGCTTGTATCCCCAAGACTTTAGACCATGCCCAGCTTCACGTACAGGATCAAACAGTCGAGAGAGTACCAATGTATCTACTATCTTCTGTCCTTCCCCTAACGTCTTGAACCTTGTCAAGTCTTTAAGTACTGGAATGTCAAAGCCTATGATGTTGTGACCAATAAGCTCATCAGCATCTGAAAGTAATTCACATCCTTCATCTATCTGACTAGGCCCATAGGTGTAGACTTGATCGCTGTCTATATCCTTAGCAACGATACACCATACCTTAGTAGCATTAAGGTCATCAGTTTCTATGTCAAAGACTAATCTCATTATTCAAACCCCAATGCAATTTCATTGTTGTCTGATGCAGAGTTAGTTAGCTCATCAGTCTCTACTTCAGATAGCCTACCTGTCTCATCATCGAACACAAGGGATGTAGCAAGCCCAACGTCACCAGTGTACCTACTCTTCAGTATGCGTACCTTAGTTGTCGATGCCTCAAGTGGGTCATCTGATTGCTGATTTCTTTCAAGTGAAATAACACAGTCAGATAACTGAGCGATGGACTGACTACCTCTGAGGTGTGATAAGCCTGTCTCTATGCCGTTCTCATGGCCCTTGTTGCCGTCTACCCTACGTAGGTGGGACACAAGTATAACACCCGCTCCTGTCTCCTCTACGAGGGTTCTAAGGCGGTGCATGATGGCATCAATAGACCTCCGCTCGTCTCCTTCTATGGTAGTAGACACTAACATGTGAAGGTGATCAATAACTACCCACTTACAGTTGCAACCAACGATCATAAACCGTAGCTTACTAAAGATAGAATCAATATCGTTCGCCCCAAAGTGAGCATGAATCCAAACACGATTGTTGTTCTGACCATCGTACATTACGTCAAAGAAGTTATCCAACTCCTCCTCTGTGTACTGATCTCTGATCCTGTCAATGTGTAGTTTAGCGTTAGCTTCGATAGATAGAATACCATCCACAGTCCTGTTGAAGGTTTCTTCTAGCGCAATCACACCTACGTTGTCGTTTGTTGTTTTAATTAACCAGTGCTCAAGCTCTCGCGTAACACTAGACTTACCTAAGCCTGTGCCACCAGTCAACGTAATCAACTCTCCATGCCTCAGTCCTTCAAGCTTTGTATTCAAGCCCTCCCAAGGATAAGGAAACGACTGTACCTTTTCTCTGTTCTTATACTTGTCACGATTCTCAGTAACACTAAGTACGCCAGATGGTGTATAAGTTTTAGCTGCCCAGAAAGCTTGCACATAATTCCTGTGCTCTTGTCTGTTCAACATATCATTGGCATCTTTGAAGCCTTCAGGCAGAGTCATTACCCTAGCCTTACTGGGCTTGAGTAGGCTGGCTACACGCTTGGCTGCTTCCCTTCCTGCCTTGTCTTCATCAAAGTTAATGATGACTGTATCGAAGCTTTCAAGGTACTCAAGTGATGCTTTCACATCACGCTCTGCACCATTAGCTCCTGATCTTATACTAACTACAGGCCACTTAGAACCTAGAAGTTCGTATGCAGCCATAGCGTCACACTCTCCCTCCACTAAGGTGATGTACTTACCACCCTCTTGGAATAGGTGCTCACCGAATAGTCCTGACTCCTTGATTGCTCCTCTAGTGAAGAAGTTTTCTTTACCAGTAGCCCCAAGGATTCTTTCCTTGTAAGCTACAATTTCTTTATCTTTTAGATATGGATAGAGGTGCTTCTGAATAGAGCCGTCTGGCCCAGTTATGCAACGTACACCGTACTTCTTGGCTGTTGCCTCTGATATACCTCTGTCCCGTAACGCCATGAACTCACCTTCTTCTGCAAAGGTGATTGGTTCGCTTGTAAGTAAGTTGATATTACTATCTCCTGTTGGTATGTGACCCGTCAATGCTTCGTACTTTCTACTGCTAAACCTGTCGTTACATGCGAAACAGAACGCACTGCCGTCATCATTGACAGACAATGCGTCACTGCTTCCACACTCAGGACACGGTTGATGGAGTTTCACAAAACTCAATTAACTTACTCCTCTACTATTGATCCTTCAGCCGGTTCACTAGCTAGTTCAGTGGATAGCTGTCTGGATAGCTGCAACTCAGCAGCCTGTAATGTAACAAGACGGTGGCTTACTTCACCTACTGCCTGTCTTATGTTAATCACATGGCCCACGATGGATTTAGCTGTTTCAGATAGGTCATCTAGATTGTATTCATTACCATCTACAGTGACTGTCTTCTGCTCTTCACTCATGTTATCTCCTTTAAAATGCTAGTGATTCTACGCTGGTAGGTGTAGCTGCTTCGCCTCTTTCAATTAAATTGAGGATTTGTACAGCCTGTAATTGAGGTCGGATGATCTTACTCATCTGCCCATACTCTTTTCTTGCCCACTGTACTGCAATAGTGGAGCCATTACCTATCGAGGCATTAGAAGGTTGCTTGTCCTTGTCAACTACAATGGGTGGATCAATAGTAGAGCCATCATTGTTGTGCGCCCATGTTGCAAACTTAATTACAGGGTCGGGTGTGAAGTTCTTCTTACCCGCCTCATATAAGAATGCGTCTGAGAATCCTGCTGCCTTGAACATCTCAAAGACATCATCAGACACAGCAAGCTGTAGCTCATACCAAGACTTGACTTTGTTGTAGTCAAGATTAGGTACGACTAAGTGTGGGAAATAAACCTGACCTTCAATTATGTTTGGTGGGTTCATGCTTCAACTCCTTGGTTGTTTAAGGTTTGGTCATAATACTCCTTTAGGAAAGGAATGTATACATCTTTTTGCGCATCAATGTCGATTCCTTCTGAGAATTCCACAGCATGTTCATCTTTACCGTAGTAATCCAAGAAGAGTCCTGTCATTGAGCATTTGTTTTCGTACAAAATACCCATGTAAGATGATGCCCTGAACTGGGCGTACTGATCCTCACTAAACTGAAACTTTGTCACTCTATACTCCCTTCAACTAAGCAATCTAAGAAGTCGCTGAATAGGTTGGATAGATCAGAATCATCTATCCGTCTGCTATCTGTATCACTACATCTATCGTGAACAAATGAAATGAATTTATTTTTAGTTGACCCTAGTGGTATCACAGCACTGATGCGTAATGCCCATAGCTGCGCCCACCAATCATCAATCTCTGCATCAAACTCACCTCGCCATTCATCTGGATCTATCTCGCTCATTGTAAGCTCCCATCGTGTTCGTTATTTGATTCTTCTTTACATACTTGTAAGTATACTTCAAGAAATGATAG